CCAGTGCCACCAAGACTGATACTGCCTATGATATTTGAATCATCAAAACTGGCAATGCTGGTGTCTGCTTTGTTGATAACAATGCCCCACTTGCCTTCATGTGTGTCGTAACTTAACCAACTGGCTGTGGCATTTAGAATTGCTTCTGCATTTTCTAATACTGGATTTTTACTATCAAGCAATCCATTGATTTGATAACGATCCGCCAGTGTTTCAGCACCAGTGCCTTGATCAGCATAGGCAACACCAGCCACAGAATAAGTGTTAAGGGCAGTGACATCAGCAGTTAAGATATCACCTGCGGTAATACCTGCACCATATGTGGTGTTGGTTAGATAATCATATATGACATCGCCTGGCTGAAACATAGAGTTGCTGATATTAAACAGCATATCTCCTAGGCCAGTTATATTCTTTTCACGATTGTAGTCAACACGAACAAGAGCAAATACCACATTGGTTAATGCGTGTGTGCCACTTGTCCAATTTGGAAATAGTGTTTCTGAATTGCCTGGAGCAGTTCCAGCATAGCCACTTGGTAATTGTCCAGCAGTTCTTCCGCCTGCATAGAAATATACCCTTACCTGTCCGCTGATATTTCTATCAATTGTTCCGCTTTTGTCTACAGTATAATTGGCAGTAATACCATCTGCGTTAAAAATTATTCGTTGATTGTTCCAATAGACATTGTTTAGGGTATAAGCACTGGCGGTACTTGATGAATAAACTGTGCCAGTCTTTTCTGTTAGTGCAATAGCATACCACATGGTTTTATTGCTATTGGTCATTACGGCATCAAAGATGTTACCGCCAAAGAAAGCACTACCATACAATATAGGTATCTTGCTATCAGCGTTGGGATTTATCTGTAGTCTAACACCTTCATCAATATTTTGTGTGCCAGTGTCGTTGCCTTTGATTGCACTCTTGCTTAATTTGTTAAGAGTAAATCCAAGTATGGCTGTTTTAGCCAATGTGCCAACAATACTGTTTCCTGACAGAGTACTAACAGCACTCTTGGTAAAGTTTACAATGCCACTTAAGAAACTCATTGTGGTGCTCCAAAGTTGAAGTTAGACTTCTGTAATGGTAAAACACGAGCCATATCGCCATTGGGAAAGTCTTGTGTATTTGTTCTTCTACCATTGATTTTATTTTGCAGTAGTTCAACCACTGAAGTCACAATCAATGTCAATGTCACAGTTCCTGTGTCACTGCCCATGTCTAAATCATCGCTGACATCATAGTTTGAAACAATACCTTGAAACTTACCTGCGGGGTTACCTGCAATGCTTAACAATGCACCTGTGTCAACATTAAAGAAGCCACGATATACTTTGCACTCACTGCCTTTGATACGATTATTGATTATGTCAGAGACATTGCCACTTGGAATGCCTGAGATGCTGATGCTAAGTTCGCTGGGTGTAGCACGAAGATTGTCATCAGTGTTGCCTACTGCCAACAACTGTCCTAGTCCTGTATAACTTGTTCCATCAATGGTATAATTTCTGTGATAGTCACTGAATGTTAATACTGCATAACCAGGAATGTCTAACTTGACAAATAAGTTCGTTTGTATTGAGCGATATGAACTTAGATCAATAGCCATTAGATAGCCTCCGCGAATACGAAAGGTCCGTCCCAGCCTACTTGATCTCTAGCAAATACTGTCCACTTAGGAAACTGAACGCAGATAACACTCCATGTCACTGACTGTCCTACTATCAATGTATATGATCCTGCGGCTTCACGCACTGGACGATTCAATGTAATAGTTGTGCCATTATAGACAACATCACTGACAACACTATAAACTGATCCGCCTGAGCCTAATTGTATTAAGTCACCTGAACGGAATCTATAACCACTGCCTAATGATGCACCTGAAGTGATTGTTACAGTATTACCTGATGTGAATGTTACTCCAATGCCGCTTAGACTGGTTAAGTTACCTTGATAGCCTGTTAGCCAACTGTGATTAGCGTTGTTGATTTGTATTGTACCAACTGTCACACGATCCAAGGCTTCCATACGCTCAATCAACGGACGATATTCACTCCATCTAGGACCGTTAGGAAGACTTACTTCAAACTCCCAAATCTGTCCACCTAGGCTGGTTGACTTTACTGTGCCATCACGGCTCACAGTCTGTGATACTTTCTTTCTACGATTAAAACTAATTGCTTCCGCATTATCAATAACTGTTTGAAACGCTGTGGTCATCTTTATCTCCTACTAAATGGGACTGTCTTTCTACCTTGCTCTGTGACAGCGTAAATGAAACTTGGGTCACTGGCAACTAACTCTTTGAAACTGCGAGCATCAACTGCAGATATGTTATAGGTTACTGAACCACCACCGCTGAGTGCATTGTTTGGAATCACACGATTACCACTTGCACCTACTAATAGTTCAGGACCACGCTCGCCTACAATGACAGGACCATTTGTTGGAACAATACCACCATTGGCAAAGCCCAGCAATGATGTTAGACTCTTGAAGCCACCGCCACTACTTCTACCACCGCCACCTAGTACCTGTGCAATAAGTTGACGGACTTGACTGCGTAATAGTTCTTCAAGGATGGTGTTTAAGAAACTCTTAAATTCAAACTTACCTGTTCTTGAAAACTCAACAACTGCATCTTCCATGCCTTGTGTAATCTTATTAAAGATTCTACCAGCAGTTTCAAAGTTTTCTTTTGCACTTTCAACATAGGTGTTATAGGCTTTAGACCAACCCTTGGCAAAGTCACGACTGTTTTTAACATCTTGTTCGTTCTGGACTCGGGTTTGTTCTAGTCTTTCATCATAGATACCATTGATTTCTTTTTCACGAGCCAGTCTTTCTGTTTCTGGTAAGTCTTTGATCTGACGGATACGACGAAGTATTTCTAATCTTTCTTCTTCAATATCAAATAGACGCTGTGCTCTCTCTTGTTCTTTGTCTGTGGCAGTAAGATTCTCGTTGGCAAATTTATTTCTTTTAGCAAGAACTTCATTAACTGCTTCTTCTTCTTGAACACGAGCCTTTGATGTGCGGATAATGTCTTCAATACGCTCACGCTCACGCTGTAAGGCTTCTGTGGTACGCTGTCTTACTGCGGCAATGTCTGCTTCTGCTTTTAATTTTAATTCAGTTTCTTTTAGAGTAAACTCTTCTTCTTTTTGCTGTCTTGATAAACGCTCTTGACTAAAGATTTGTGTCTTGGCTTTTTCAATTTCAGCGGCTGCATTGATATTGATAGCAGTGATATCGCTATTTGACTTTTCTTCAATGGCTGTCTGCTTATCAGCGAACAACAATAGAGCACTTAGTCTATCTGAATTTGATTTTAATTGTTCTTGTTTTTTGATATCAGCACGGGTTGAGGCAATACGCTTTTCATATTCTGCGGCTGCTTTGATATCTGCTTCAGGAGTCTTACCAAAACCACCTCCCTCTGGACCTTTTGGTGTTGTGCCTGCCGGACCACGAAGTGCTTTGTCAGCATCTGCTCTGGCTTTCTTTAGTTTTTCCTGTTCTGCTTGAAACTTTAATCTATCTTCTTTGGCTTTGTCCGTTAGCATCTTTAATGGAGTGCCTAATCCTACAGGATTCTTAATGTCAGCACCAAAGAAATTCAGGAAGCCTGCGATAGCATCAGTTGGTAGGTTTAGAATTTCAGCAGTTAGATATCCTAACTCTTCTGTAATCTTTGCCAAGCCTGCACCAATTCCGCCTTCATTTACAGCCTTGGCTAAACTACCAAATGCAATGATTAAATTGTCTTTGATTGACTTATAGACTTTGTCTATCTCATCATTGAACTTGTCAAGGTTGTCAGCACCTTCTTTAATAGCAGGATTATCAGCAGAATTTAATTTTTCAAGTTCTAATCTGTTCATCAACTTGCCCATAATGTCAATGGACGCATTGTATTGATCGGTACTTAATGATCCTTCATTAAATCTATCTGTAATGTCTCTTAAAATATCATTAGTATCTCTAACTTTACCAGAAGAGTCAGTAATAAAAATACCTAAATTTCTAAATGCTTTTTGTAGATTTTCATTGCCGCTGGCTGCTTCATTTATGCTTTGATTTAATTTTCCTAATATGGCACCAGCATCTTCCATCTTACCGCCTGCGGCGATAAGACTTCCTGCAAAACTATTAACACGATCCGCGGCAATGCCTGTTGCACCTTCAATATCTTTTAAGTCACCGGCTAATCGTAAAGCCTGCCCACCAAAGATTGAAAAGGCAGCACCAGCGGCTGCTGCCGCAAGTCCAACAGGACCTAATTTAGAAACAATACCATTCAGTGTGTTGCCTAATGGACCACCAACTTGAGCAAAGTTAGAAACATCGTCTTTAAGTCCGCTGACTGCATCGCCAGCCTGCTTGATCTTTTCAGCACCAACTGTCTTAAATCGTAAAACAAAATCTTCTATAGTAGCCATCGTCGCTCCTTAAGCCTTCTTATCTAAATATTCTTGTATGGCTTTGAGCGTGGGCTCAGTCATACCAACACCACCATTCTGCTTTGAGTATCCCTCATCTAATCGCTTGGCATAAGGATAGTCAGCATGGATAGTATCGCCTTTGAGTCTAGTTTTATTCTTGGCATTACCATTACGCACAGGTGTGAAGTCTTTGAATACAGGAAAGGCAACACGGGCTAATTCCTTAGGTTGCGTGTTCTTTTGTATCTGGCTCAATCTCAACGCTATGTTGTTGTTTGATCCTTTCATTTTGCTCCTCCTTGTCCTTTTTGACTTTAGCCATCATAGACATCATTTGTTCCTGCGTCAACTTAGGTGCTACTGGGCGACCTGTCGAGGCTTCTGTGTGTAACTTATTCTCCCAAGCCACCAATGTTTCAGTAACCTTAATATCGTAAGTTGTGGCTGTGTCACGGACTTGACTTGGTAGCAGTCCATAGGCCTTAGCCATTCTTCCAATACTGATTACTTCTGCAAACTCCCAGTCTTGTTCGCTGATGTCTTGGGTTTTAATTTTCCCAAAAAATCATTTACTCCTACTAACACGGCTAATACCAAGTCTACTGGTAAGACTTGTTCTGGGCCTAAGGCTGGTGTGCCGTCTTCTTTGCGTATAAGAGTACGAAGCAAATCGTTTAACTCTTCCGTCTTTTGTTCTTGTTGTAGACGATAGAATTTGAAATAGGTATCAATGCCTAGTTCATCTATCATCCAGAATGTGATTACCTCGCCGTAGCGATCTACAATATCAGCGTCAGTGATTTCTACTTTTGCTAACTTGGGTATTTTTGCTAATGTTGAAATGTCCATCTGTTAATCCTTTTGTCTGTTAATCAATGTGTGTGCCAACACCAAGAGAAACTTGACGCGGCCCTGTGCTTTTTCTATATCACCACGAGCACACTTTAATTCATTTGTGCATTTGGCGATCTCTGCTATAAGACTTTCTAGCAGTTCTTTGTCATTCTTGTTATCTATGACATCCATATATCTTCGTCCCTTTGTATTTATAGGCGGTGAAAGAAAAGGGGGCTGTTATGCCCCCATTCCTGACTCGCTCCCGAGTCCTTAAGATGCCGCTACTGTGTATTCGCCTGATACTGTGATAGTAACTGGTGATACCCATACTGGTGAGTCGGCAGTCACTGTAGGTGCCAATCCAGTAATGTATCCTACACCTTTGATAAAAGTGTCGGTAGTAGAGTTCTCAACTCTGATTATGAAGTTAATCAATGTCTTGTTACGACTGCAACCAAATAGACCTTGTTCTGCAATAGTGCCGGTGATACTTGCCGCCACAGTGGTACCAAAGAATGTGGCTGTATCAACAACCAAGTTCATTGAAATACTGTTTGTAGAGGTGGTAGCAATTTGCTTCTTAGCAGTTGAATCTAGTTGGCTCCAAGTAAAGACATCGTTAGCCGCATTGATAGTCATATCTTGTAGGGCTGGTATCGCAAGTGCTCCTACGCCTTGTGTGATGTCGCTTTCACTACTTGCAACATCAAGGCTTAGGGTCACTGCGTTAGCAGTTCCTGGTGCTGGGTTAATATATGCCATTTGGCAATCTCCTTATTATGATGATATTTTTGTAAATCGTATTTCTATCTCTGTTACCATAACATCGTTCTCATAACTTACTGCCACAGTTGCTTCGCGACGGTTTGTACCATCTGCGATGTCAATGTTTTTAGCAAGTATTAGATCCTGTACTAGGGTATCATAGTTAGAAGGAACTGTTTTTGCATCGTTGGCAAAATAGATCCGCGTACTTTGTGTTTGTTGATTGATACTCAGTGTGCCTAAGGTTGCAATCAAGGGTTCTGAAATATATTCAACATTGTCTACATAAATCTTTTTCAAGTTTTTTATGTAAAGTGGTATGGTGTTGTCTCTCCAAGGGCTTTCCTCTGATAGAAGATAACCTCCTAGTGCCAATCCATTAATATAATCAAGAACTTCTTGTCGCATTATCTTACTCTCTTAAGGTTGTATTGACCTGGAGACTTCTCTGCGGAACTTATGGTTCCACTGTTGTCAAAGTCATACCAATCACCATTAGTGATTAACTCACCAAGTAGTGTATCTGCCTTTTGAGTGTAGTAGCCCATCTTTTGTCTTTCAGCATTGTCTTCGCTTCCAAAGTCAGCGATTGACGGTAGGATGAACTCACTTAGTGCAGTATAAACGCAGAGATCCGTAAAGTCATTAAGTCTTGCCTTAATTCTATTAGGGTTCACTGCGGGAATGTCTGCCACTGTGTTGTAAACGGTGTTTTGGTCACGACGGATGTAGTAACTTTTCCACCAAGCACTAGAGCGTATCTTTGAAAGGATACGCTCTGTTGCTCTTATCAATTGTTGTTCCACAATGTCGTCGGAGAGGCCTTCATTGGCTTCGAAGAGGCGTTGATCTTTATTCACCACA